TCTCTCCACATTCTGACACACTTTTTCCCTAAACCAACATTTTTCGATTTTTATTAAAACAAAAGGTCAAAAAAAACAACAACCAAAATAATTTCTTTTTGTTCAAACAATTATTTTTCAATTACGGATATTTTATCTAATTTTTTTTAAAATTATTTTTCCGGTTATGAAAATGAGTACCCTCAGTTTGAAGTAGTATGTAAAGATTTATTTCCTATTGAAGAAACATTATTACCAATATCAAAAAGAAAAATAATGTCAGTAATAAACCAAAATAACAAATTTAAAAAATCATTAACATAATTATGGGATTTAATAAAAGAGTGGTAAATGAAGATATTATTAACCGACACATTCAAAAAGAAAACTCTTTAAATAATTTATTTAAAGCGGACGCTTTAATTTTTAAAGATGATGTGTCGTTAAAAATCTATGATTGGTTTATTGAAGGTGTTGATATCGGTGAGATAAAAAAAAATATAATTAAATATCATGAATCAAGAACAATATAAATTATTAACATCAAAATTGAGATTACCTGTTCATATAACATACATAAGTCGTTATATTTTACAGGTATCAGAAGAAGAAACTAAAAAGATATTGGATTTACTCATTGAACTCGAAGAGGTGGAAGAGAGTAAATATGGTAAAGGATATTATGTATTGAAAACCAAATAATAGTCATGGATAATCAAAAGAATATAGAGCATGTTAATCACCCTGACCACTACCAGTTTGGTGACGATAACACCTATGAAGTAATTAAAATAATTGAGGTTTATGGTTTTGATTTTCACTTAGGTAATTGTTTTAAATATATCAGTAGAGCTGGTAAGAAAAACCCTGAAAAAGAGATTGAGGATTTAAAAAAGGCTAGATTTTATCTGGATAGAAAAATAAAATTGTTAGGTACTAAAAGTAAATAAAATTAGAAAGAATATAATGGAGAATATAGATGATTTTACAGGTAAAATAATTAATGGTGATTGTATTGAGGTGATGAATACCCTACCTGAAAATTCAATAAACTTGTTGGTTACGTCACCCCCATATAATTGTGGTATAAAGTATGACACACACATTGATACGTTGAATATGGAGGACTATTGGTTATGGACAGAACAATGGTTAACACAAGCGTATAAGATATTAAAAAACGACGGGAGAGTATCCATCAACATCCCATATGAAACTAATGTCCAAGAAAGAGGTGGTAGGGTATTTTTTGTATCGGAATTTTACCAAATAATGAAAAAAATTGGTTTCAAATTCTTCGGTATCGTAGATTTGGAAGAAGATAGTCCTCATAGAAGTAAAACAACGGCGTGGGGTTCATTCATGTCAAGTTCTGGACCTTATATATATAACCCAAAAGAATGTGTTATACTTGCATACAAAAAACATCACATAAGAAAAGATAAGGGTGTATCACAATGGACAGGTGAAGTTGTTGAAGTTGAACAAGAAGACGGAAAAATTAAAAAGAAAACTGTTTATACAGATGAAGATAAGAAAGAATTTATGGAGTTAGTTTTTGGTCAGTGGAAATACCTGAATGATTCAAGACCACTCACGAAGGCGACTTTTAGTTTAGATATTCCTAGTAAAGCAATCAAAATATTGACTTATAAAAACGATATCGTATTAGACCCATTCGCAGGTTCAGGTACAAGTTTGGTTGCGGCTGAAATATTAGGTCGAAGATGGATTGGTATTGAATTATCACCAAACTATACTCAAACAGCTCGAGATAGAGTCCAACATTTCATTAATGAAAACAAACAAATGGATTTAATTGAGGACTAATAGTCCTCTTTTTTATTTTTATGATATTTATAGGAAAAATATCCTATGTCTAAATTAGTTACTGAAACAGAATTAAAAGAAAGAATATACGAAATATACCAAGAAGAATTTACCAAAATTCTAAATGAAAAATGGAGTAAATTAACAAATCAAGATAAAAGAATCGTCGTTGAAATGTTAAAGGTTGTTTACCCTGAAAAGAAATCCTTACTTAAGGAATCTAAATGGTACAATACGGTTGGTGATATTGCAGGTATTTTTGACCCCATCGGTATTGTTGATTTGGTTAATGGTATTAGTTATTGGAGGCAAGGCGATAAACTTTTTGCGGTTTTATCTTGGATTTCGGTAATACCTATGATTGGTGACGTAATTGCAAAACCTGTAATAGGTGTTTTAAAAGTTGGTGGGGCAACAACAAAGGCGTTTAGGGCTGCGGCAATTGCTGGAGACGCTGCCAAGATAGCATCAACCGCCAAAAGGTCAGGTGGGCCAATTGCAAAAATGGTTGAAAAAGCACCAACGTGGGGAAGTAGATTGGTTGAGTTGTTAAGAAATTCAGTTGGAAGAGTACCTGGTGTTGGTAAAGGTTTGGTTAATGCTGTTGAGGAATATGTTAAAATATTCTCAAAGGCTGGGAAAGAAATTACATTACCTTCTAAAGTAATGAAAGGAGGTAAATTGGTTAATACTCAGAAAGCCTTAACTGCGGTTGAAAAAGAGGCTTTATTAAAACAATTAGCAAAACAAGAAGGTAAGGTTTTTAGTGGTTATAAAGATATGAAAAATTCTTGGTGGAAATATATGAAGTCGGATGCCACCTTAGGTCAAAAATTATATGCTGGTTTTACAAGGATATTCGGGGGTAATCCGGCGACAAGGTCATTAATGAGGAGGACTAAAACTTATTTAGGGTTTTTAGATTGGTTGGGTGTTAGTAATTTTGTGGGTCCTGATGAATTGGAACAAACGGTTCCTAATGCCGATAAAAAATGGGAAGAATATTCTCAAACACCTCAAGCCCAACAAACATGGAATTCTGAAATGGGTTTTGAAGAAGAGCAACAACCACAACCAACAACAACACCAAGTGGTTCATCAAAAAGTAATGATGTATTTACAAATTTAATAGGTGGATTGTTAGGGGCAGGGAAACTAGTCTAATTAAAATTTAAGATGTCCCCTTCGGATATGTTTAATTTTTTACAAGTATTACCTTCAACCTCAAGAACTAAATCACCCTCACCACAATAGTTTTCACAATCATCTGAGATGCAAGGTCGACAATTATGATGTATTTTTGTGATATTATTATTGTCTATAAAGATAATATCCAAGGGTGTTATACAATTTTTCATCCAAAAACAATGCTGACCTGGCTCCATAATGAATAACATTCCGTTAAAGGATGAATTAAACTTTTTACCCATCATTCCGGTGGAGGTGTCTTTTTCAGTGAAAACTGATTTTACTTTAAATTTATTACCATTTATATTTATTAACATACTTATAAATATTATGGGAATAGTTAAAAGATATTCAGGTGTTTTGGTTAAGCACGAAGATAAAGTTCTTTTGTGTAAAAGAAATTATAATGGTACTTTACCAGGTGCTTGGTCAATACCCGCAGGTAAATTAAATAAAGGTGAATCACCACATGATGGTGCTGTTCGTGAGTTTTACGAGGAAACTAATATTATACCTGAAAATGACCTTAAACTTATTAGTTTTATACATAGAACAAATAGGGCTGGTGATAAAAACAAAGGGTTAATGTATGTTTTTTTAATGGAGGTTGATAAAAAAATTAATCCTGATTTAAAAAATGCTATTGATGGTGATGAACATAGTGAATGTGGTTACTTTAGCGTTCATAATATACCCATTACTGATAAAAATGACCAATTACATAAAATAATTTTAAAAATATTATCTAAATAAATAACTTTTTAAATTTTTATGATATTTATGTGATACACAACCAATACCCTCTTTCTTTACTGGTTGAAATATTTAAACCCTAATAAATGTAGAAATTTGTTGGGGTTTTATTTTTTTACTATCTTTGTTCCTATGAATCGGTCCGTAAACATAGTTAACAAAAAAATCACTTATGAGTATTTTTTCATTAATACCATTATTGCTGGTATAAAACTTATGGGTTCATAAGTAAAATCAATTAGAAATGTTAAAGTTTCGTTAGTTGATTCATACTGTTATTTTAACGAAGGTGAATTATTTATTAAAGGTATGAACATAACCGAATAAAAATCGGCTTATACTCACGAACCATTAAGGGATAAAAAAATATTAATTAAGAAAAAAGAAATTATCAAACTACAAAAAGAGTTAGTTTTTTTTTTTAAATATTTAAATTTTTTCAATTTTTTTTTTATTTTTAAAAAATTAATTTATTTTATTTGATGAAATTAATTAAAAATTTAATAATTTCTATTTTTTAATATTAAAA